AAGTTATTACTGCTTTAGAAACAAACCCTGAAAGACTTTCTGATCCAGTATTTCAAGAACTACAGTTTCCTGATTCAGAAGCAATAATTACAAATTCTGCCTTTTCTTTTGCTGGAGCTACTCCTACAACTCCTATTACAACAGTAAATGACCGGGTTGTTCTTCGTGGCGGCGCTGGTGTAACTATAGACATTGGTCAAATAATATCAAATGGTGGAAGTTTAGAAACTATTTTAGAAAATATAGTTCCTTATATTCCCGGCGTTTCTCTTCCTAACTGGATGCCTACTGCTGGCGTTATTTTTCTTCCTACTGTAGGGGAGGCAGTAAATAAAGTAAACGATATTGCTGGGCAAATTGGAGACGCTATAGAAGACGGTGAATCTATAGGTGGTATTTTAGAAGACATTGGCGCTATTGTTATACAAGAAGGTGCAGTATTAACTGACGAGTTAAGAACAAAGTGGGAAAAAGTAACAGGCAAAGTTAAAGAAATTTTTACTGAGCCTAAAAGAGATGAAGACGGTAATATTATCTATAAAAGAGACGAAGATGGTAATATTATTAGCGACGAAAACGGCAACGCTGTACCAGAAACAACAATAAACGCCGAAGGAGTTTCTGGTGTTCTAGCTGGAGTAATTACAGGCTCTTATCCTGATGCTTTGCCTAGTTGGATGCCTGACTTGTTAGGTGGACTTCTTATTGAAAATTTACCTAATGTTTATAACACAGTTAGAAACGTGTTAATAAGCAGTGGAACAACAACAGCGCAACTGTTTCCTCCAGCACCTACTTCAGAACCTGACCCAGATATACCTATAGGTACTGATCCTGATGTTGACCCTGCCCTTATGTTTACTAACAGGGGTAACAACTACTTTGTTAACAATGAAACAGATGAGTACTTCCAGTTAGCAGAAAGCGAAGACATTGACTTTGAGCTTAATGGTGAGTACACCAGAGAGCAGTTAGAAAACACTGGTTTAGAGACAATTAACTCTGGTACGTATCAGTCGTTGGTCGATGAGCTGTCGTTTCATGCACTAGAAGAAGATATTTATCAGTATTCTATTAAGGCGTTAGCACAAAGGTTTGAAGAAGAAGGAGGCATAATTCCCGGAGACTTTAATCTCATGGATGAGCAGTCTCAGTACGACTTCTTCATTGGTGAGTTTTTTGAACCTACCCCTACTAGGCAAGCTCCTATTGAACAACCTGAGCCAGAACCTGAGCCGCAACCTCAGCCTGAACCTCAGCCACAACCTGAGCCACAACCTGAGCCACAACCTGAGCCTGACCCGACAGACACGTCAGTAATCGAAGGTTTGTTTGCTGACTTCTTAGAACAACTTGATACAGAGTTTACAGGTCAACAAGATCAGATTAATCAGATTATTCAGAACTTTGTTGAGACATTGCCTGACTACAATGCAATGCCTACAATGGAAGACATTGCTGAGTACTTTGAAACTAACGGCGTTACACTGTCACAACAAAACTTTGACCGTATACAACAAGAACTAGCTAATGCTGGTTATTTAACACAGGACCAGTTGACAGAAGCACTGGCTGGTGTTGCTACAACAGAACAAGTTAATGAAGCAATACAGAACGCTGGTTTTGCTACACCAGAGCAAGTACTACAGTACCTAGCAGAAGCAGGTTACGCTACACCAGAAGACATTACTACTGCATTTGCTAACTCAGGGTTTGTTACAGACGAACGTCTTACATTAGCATTAGCAGAAGCTGGGTACGCTACGCCTGAACAAGTAGAAGACATTGTAAACAACGCTATCTCTAACATTGTCATACCCGAAGGCGCAACTACAGAAGAAGTACGACAGTTAATCCAAGAGGCTATTGACGGTATACCAGCGGGTATATCTTTGGACGACGTAAGTGGTGTAGTTAACGAAGCTATAGCTAACATCGACTTTCCTGAAGGTTTATCAGATAGTGACGTAAGAAACATTGTAGGTAGTTTTGGTTTTGCTACTTCTGAAGAAGTACGTGGTATAATTAACGAAGCTATTGCTGGCATTGTTATACCTGAGGGAGCTACAACAGAAGAAGTTCGTCAGTTAATACAAGAAGCTATTAACGACATTCCTGAAGGTATTTCTTTAGATGAAGTAGGCGGTTTAATTAACGAAGCTATCGCTAACATTGATTTTCCACCCGGTTTGTCTGGGGATGACGTTAGAGGTATCGTAGACAGCTTTGGGTTTGCTACTACTGAAAACGTACAAGACATAGTAAATACAGCCATTGCTAACATTCAGTTTCCTGAAGGGGCTACTACTGAGGAAGTACGTCAGTTAATACAAGAAGCTCTTGATGGTTTACCTGAAGGCATATCTCTTGATGACATTGGTGGTATAGTCAATGAGGCTATTGCTAACATAGAGTTTCCTGAAGGACTGTCAGAGGGTGACGTACGTGGCATTGTAGACAGCTTTGGGTTTGCTACTTCTGCTGACGTACAGGCTGGCTTTGAAGATCTTAATGACAAGATTGACAACGTACTCAACGGCGTTGCTACGCAGTTTACAGAGCAGGAAGCCGCATTTGCTGCTGATTTACTTGGGCTAGAAACCTCTGTATTCCAACAGTTAGCGTCTACAGAAGGTGCTTTAAGAGACGAACTGTTAGGTTTGGGTGAAGACCTAGACAGCATTAGAGCAGACTTCTCAGGGCGCTTTGACGACTTTGCAGATACTTTTGCTGCTTTTCAAACAGACGTTAGTGGACAGTTTGACACATTAAATAACAAAATTGACGACGCTGTTAATGGTCTTTCTGTACAACTTACAGAACAAGAAGCTACATTCTTAGAAGAACTTACAGGCGTTGAAGCTTCAGTACTACAGCAATTAGCTTCTGTTGAAGGCGGCTTAAGTAGTGAATTAGAAAGCCTTGGTTTTAACTTAACTGAATTTCAGTCAGATGTGGCAGGCAGGTTTGACCAGTTTGAAGACACCTTTGCTCTCTTCCAGACAGATGTTGGTGAACAGTTTGCTGATCTTAACGAACGCTTTGACGATGCTGTTAATGGTATTGCTACACAGTTTAGCAATCAAGAAGCAGAATTCCTAGCTAGTATTACAGGACTTGAGGCTTCTTTCATTCAGTCTCTTGCAGCAGTAGAAGGTGGACTCAGTGGTGAGTTAGAGATGCTTGGTACTGATCTTATCTCTTTACAGGAAGACGTAGCAGGACGCTTTGACGAATTTGAACAGACCGTAGGACAACAGCTAACGCAAGCTGAGCAAGATCGTATTAGAATTGAGCAGAGTTTACAAGATGCTTTAGCTTTACAAGCGCAAGGTCAACTAAGGGCGCTTACTGAATCAGAAGCACGTTTACTTGCAGAAATTACAGGTGGCGATGCTGCAATATTACAAGAACTTTCTACTCAAACAGGCGGATTACAACAACAGCTAAGCGATCTAGGTTTTAACATTACTGATGTAGAGGCCCGTTTAGGAGAACAAATAACAACGGGTCTTTCTCAAGCACAACAAGACAGACTAAGAATTGAACAGGGTTTGTACAACGCACTACAACTTCAGTCTCAAGGACAAGCTGTAGAGTTGGACGAAGCTGAAGCAAGATTGTTAGCGGAAATCACAGGTGGTGACGCAGCAATACTACAAGAAATGTCTTCACAAACAGGAGCTTTAGAAAACCAACTATCGTCTCTTGGTCTTAACTTAACCACAGTACAACAAAACTTAAGTCAAGACATTAGTGATTTACAGGCGTTTACTGGTTTTGGTTTTTCTGAAGCAGCACAACAACGACAAAATTTACAACAAGCTCTTATTGCCGCTAACGCAGACATTACTCAACTAAGCTCTGATATGTTTGCTCAGTTTCAAGCTCAGGATGAAAATGTTGAGGAGTTGTTTGAAGGAACTAATGTAAATATTGAAGCACTTCGACAGGGACAAATTAGTCAGTCCGAGGCGTTTGCTCAATATGCACAAAGTACGGATGTTCGGTTAGGGCTTGGTGAACAACAACGTGAAGAAATACTAACACGTCAAGCTGACTTCGAAAGAATGTATGGTGAAGAACAACAAGCGTTACAACAACAGATCATGGGCGGAAACGTACTAACTGCCTTAGCTGCTGGAGGCATGTTTGCTGCTCCTGCTGCTCCTACTAGAGCACCTTATGAAGAGTTTATGAAAGGAATTACGTACCGTCCTAGAGAAGCACCTCAGCTTGCTATTAAAACACCAGCAGTAGACTACAACGAAGAAGCACAACAATTATTAATGCGGACCCGCAGACGAGGAATGTTAGCATGACATATCTTAACCTAATGAACAACGTGTTGCGTAGACTTCGAGAAGACGAAGTTACTACAGTTACTGCCAACACGTACAGCAAAATGGTTAGTGATTATATTAATGACGCTAAGAAGATAGTAGAAGAGTCTAACGATTGGTCTGCCTTGCGTGAAACTATTGTTGTAACTACTACTGCTTCCGACAACAGTTACTCTTTGACAGGCGCTGACGACAATGTAAAAGTTATGTCAGTAATTAATGACACACAAAACTGCTTCATGGGTTACCAAACTAAAGACTGGTTTAACGAGCAGTTGTATATTAATGAAGCAGCAGAAGGCGCACCACGGTACTACACATACAGCGGTTTGGACTCTAGTGGTGATACGCAAGTACTCGTTAGCCCAACACCAGACGGTGTCTACAGCTTGCGGTTTGACGTAATTAAGCGGCAGGCTGACTTGACTAGCAACACAGACGTGCTACTTGTACCAGCGATGCCTGTAGTCCACCTTGCGGTAGCTTTGTTGGCTCGTGAGCGTGGCGAGACAGGCGGTACTTCTACTGCTGAGTACTTTGCTATTGCTGACAAGTTCCTGTCTGACGCTATTGCTATAGACGCTGCAAAGCATCCTGAAGAAATGGTATTTAGGACTATTTAATATGGCACAAGAATTACGTAGCATTAACTTAGTTGCCCCGGCGTTCAAAGGTGTTAACACCGAAGACTCGCCGTTGGCACAGGACCCATCCTTTGCTGAAATCGCAGACAACGCTGTGATTGACAAGCGTGGTCGTATTGCTGCACGTAAGGGCCACGACGTAATTACGACTAACAAGACTGTCCTTGGGTCTGACTCTATACGGGCCATAAAAGAGTTCAAGGACAACGCAGGAAACACTAAGGTTTTTTCTGTGGGCAACAACAAGATTATCAGTGGTACAACTACGTTAGCTGACGAGACTCCCGGCAGTTACACAATTACCGCTGACAACTGGAAGATGGTTAACTTTAACGACAACACCTATTTCTTCCAGAGAACATACGAACCGTTAGTGTACAACAACACAAGTGGCTCTGTTGTCAAACTAAGTACTGTTACAGGTGCGTCAGCAGTAGCGGACATTCCAAAAGCCAATGAAGTGTTGTCTGCTTATGGTCGCCTCTGGTGTGCTGATATTAGCGATAACAAGTCTACTGTTTTTTGGTCTGACCTACTGATCGGACAAAACTGGACGGGTGGCACTAGCGGCTCTATTGATATCTCCAAGGTATGGCCTGATGGATACGACGAGATTGTTGCGTTAGCCGCACATAACGGCCTTCTGATTATCTTTGGTAAGCACAGCATTGTGGCGTATCAAGGTGCAGAGGCCCCCGCAAGTATGACATTGGCTGACACTGTAGCTGGCGTAGGTTGCGTAGACAGAGATACTGTGCAGTACACAGGCACAGACGTGCTATTCTTGTCACATACCGGACTCAAAAGCTTCGGTAGGACAATACAAGAGAAGTCCCTACCTATCAGTAGTTTGTCAGGAAACATCACCAAGGACATCATTGGTGCGCTACAGACAGAAAATCAGTTCTTTAGGTCTGTCTATAGTCCAGAAGAAGGTTTTTACCTGTTGACTTTTGTAGGTCAGGACGTAACCTACTGCTTCGACGTTCGAGGAACAACAGAAAATGGGTCATACCGTGTAACACGTTGGGTGTCTACAGGGTTTACTTCGTACACAAGACAAGAAGACGGTACGTTGCTCATTGGAACGTCTAAGGGAATCAGCGAGTACGAAGGCTACCAAGACGACGGAAGCCCTTACCGCTTTAAGTACTACAGCCCAAGCCTAACTTTTGGTGATAGCTCTAGAATCAAGATATTGAAGAAGTTGAAGCCGACACTGGTTGGTGCAAACAACGCAACAGTATTCCTTAAGTGGGCTTATGACTTCAAGAGTTCGTACGCAACAGCAGAATTTACAGTAGGTGACCAGATTACTGGTTTCTTTGGTGTAAGTGAGTATACCGCCGTAGAGTTTACTGGTGGTGCTTTGACAAACCAAAAAAGTTTAAATGCCACAGGATATGGCACAAGTATAGTAGTTGGACTAGAGGCTGACATTGACGGGTCTCAATTATCACTACAGGAGATTAACGTAATGGCTTTGATAGGAAAGCTGCTTTAATAGGAGCAAGACATGGTAGACACTGTTTATGATACAGATGATATAATGGACATGGCAACCGATAGTGTTAGCGGAGGCTTCTTAGATATGCTAGGAGGTCTTGGATCGTACCTAAGCCAGCCAGATGTCTTGCTTCCGGGTGTTGTTGGTGGACTACTGACAGGAGAAGCTTACGGGCGTCTTAGCGACATAGGTAGACAAGCGAGGACAGGGGCTGAAGAACTTGCCGCTACGCAAATGGAGCAGACACAGTTTAGACCCTTTACTGTGACTACTGCTACTGGTGCTGGTCTAGGTACTCAGGTAACTCCTGAAGGAGCCATAGAAACCACTATGGGACTGTCTCCTGAAGAACAGGCGTTACAAAGCCAGTTGATGGGAGGCGCTGGAAGTTTCTTTGGTCAAGCAGAGCAACCTACAGTAGCACGTGAGCAGGCTATCTTTGAGCGTATGCGGTCCGCACAGCGTCCTGAAGAGCAACGTCAGCGTCTTGCTACAGAAGAGCGCATGGCGGCTCAGGGTCGTCTTGGGCTTAGTTCTGCAGCGTACGGTGGCGCTACTCCAGAGTTATTGGCACAAGAGACCGCTATTAATGAGGCACGTAATAGAGCTATGTTAGGGGCTATGCAGCAAGCTCAAGCTGAACAAATGCAACAGGCGGCTCTAGGTCAACAATTCTTGGGCGCTGGTTACCTACCGCAGCAACAGCTTTTGGCGGCTACTCAGCCTGCACAGCAGTTGGCAGCGTTGCAACAACAGGCACAGCTACAGGGTGCTGGTTTGTTTGGCGAAGCAACTATGTCAGGTCTTGAGGCTCAGTTGGTTGCAGAGCAAGCACGGGCTAATTTGTTGGGTCAAACAGGTGCTGGTCTTTTGTCAGGTGCTTTGACACCAAGGTCAACAGGTAACTCTAGCTTGGTATCGGCATTAGGTAGTATCTTTGGTCAAGGAGGAGGTTAATCATGGCTAAGTTTTCACAAGAGTTTTTAAGACAGATGGCTACTCCTGCTTACGGGCAGGGGTTATTTACTGCTGCACAACAAGCGGCACAGCTTCCGGGCCAGCTTAGGCAACAACAGCAGATGAAACAACAGCGTCAGCAGTTAGCTCAGATTGACACTAACTCACCTGAGGGACTTCTTCAACTGGCTCAACAATACCGCAAACAAGGTAAAATTACTGAAGCCTTGAACGCTGAAAAAATGGCTAGGGCGTTGGCTGAAAAACTACAAACCGCAGGAATTTCGGCTAAAAAAGCAGAAGGTCAGCAGTCTCTTCAAGTATTGGCGGCTGTAGAAGGTTTTAACATCGACCAGAGACCTAGAGACGCTGCCGAATTCTTTGGCACTGCTTCTGATTACGGAATAACTGCTAAAGAAGCTAGAGATATATACAATGCTGTAAAAAAGACCGGATCTGCTAAACAAGTACAAAGCAGGTCTGAAATAACTTTTAGAACAAATGCTAATAACGCTACTTACAAGCAGTACGATATTCAGTACAGAGACGGCACTACTGAAACTAAAGTAATTCCTCAAGCAGGAGCACCAGAAGTTCCCGACTATAGTAGAGGCAAAACAGTTATTTCAGAAAGAACAGGGGCAGGTGCTTTTGACCAACCGGGAATTGCTGGAAGAACCGAAGAAGTTAAAAGTTTTGTGGAAATGCAAACAAATGCTATTCAAAACCTGTCTTCTCTAAAAGGAGACGTTTCTGGTCTAAAAGAAGCTATTGATTTACTTGAGGATGAAAAGCTTAAAACAGGAGGATTTCCTAGGCAAGTTGCAAGGGGTGTTGCTAGATTTTTGGGAGAAGAGCCTAAAGAGTTGGGCCAGTTTGAGACACTTCTTGGTAATGTTGTTCTTGCAAAACTTAAGAACTTCAAAGGTTCAATTTCAGAAGGCGAGCGTCTATTCTTAATTGAGCAAATTGGTAATTACATGCAAAGCGGAGAAAGTAACCTTGGTCGTCTTCGTGTGTTGCTTG